CACGCAAAGCATCACGATTCCCAATGGTATGCCCGTGAGTGTTAAGATCCATCTTCATCTGAACGGCGAAGAGGACGAGGATGACTATGAGGACGACGAGGACGGATTCGATGAAGATGATGACGAGGAGGAGGAAGAAGATGATGAGGATATCCCCGAGTCGTTTATCACGGCCATGCTGGCTCGGCATCTGGGAACAAACGCACGTGTTGGACGCGGCGCTCCCCGCTTCATTGTTGTCGGTGATGACGACGAGAAGAAGGGTGGTAAAAACAAGCAGAAGGAGAAGGAGATTCCTGAACCCCCAATCCAGCTATCTCGTAAGGAGATGACCTACTATGAGGAGATGAAGAAGCCTGCGCGCAAGGCGGTGCTGAAGAAGATGTACACGATAGCCGATCTCCTGGACGACTCTGAGATGCCATACAAGTTCCGTATTCTGGAACTCAACACAACTCCCAAGATTCAGGCGGATCTCATCCGTCGTATTGATACGATCACGCGGATGGGTCCTGAGAGCGGCGAGGCCCAGAAGATGCGCAACTGGATTGATGGTGTGATGCGTATCCCGTTCGGAAAGGTTATCCCCCTGCCCGTGACCATCAAGGATGATGCGACAAAGTGCTCAGATTTCCTCAAGAACGCGCGGACAACCATGGACAAGGCGACCTACGGGATGGCCCCTGCTAAGACCCAAATCATGCAGATCCTAGCTCAGTGGATTTCCAATCCTGACTCGGTGGGTAATGTCATTGCGATGAAGGGGTCGATGGGTGTGGGCAAGACGAGCTTTGCGCGTAACGGAATTGCCGGGGTTCTCCAGCGCCCGTTCATGTTCTTCTCTCTTGGCGGTGCATCGGATATCGCGCACTACACAGGTCACTCCTACACCTACGAAGGATCGTCATGGGGTAGGATCATTGATGCTATCATGCAGGCGCAGTGCATGAACCCCGTGCTCTACTTTGACGAGCTGGACAAGATTTCGGGAACCCCGCATGGCGAGGAGATTACCTCTATGCTGATCCATCTCACGGATCGGTCACAGAACTCACAGTACCACGACCGCTACTTTGCAGGCATTGACTTTGACCTCTCAGGATGCCTGTTCGTCTTCTCGTTCAACGATGAGAGCAAGGTTCATCCAGTCTTGAAAGACCGTATGCGTGTCATCACCTGCCCAGGGTACAAGGATCCTGAGAAGAAGGTGATTGTGGCCAACTACGTCTGGCCGGAGGTCTTGAAGCATGCAGGGATCGCTCGTGACGATTTGACGGCGACAGAGGAGGCAGCCGAGCATATCATCAAGGAGTATTCTAATGGTGAGGAAGGTATGCGCAACCTCATTCGTGTCGTCGAGACGGTGGTGTCGCGCATCAATCTTCTACGCATCTCAGATGAAGAGAGCGCCAAGGCGTACAAGTTCTGGATTCCAGTGAAGTTCCCCATGAAGCTCAGTGTGAGCGAGGTGAAGACACTGCTCACCGACTTCGCCTCGATCGCGCCAGAGCACTGGCGTTCATTATACACATAAAGATATGGGCTGGCAGAACAAATGTCCGGCGCACTGAAGGAAGAAGTTCAATTTGCCAAGAAGCATATTCGTAATCGTTTTTCGATTATGCTTCTTCCCCACATCTCCGATGGTATCTGGAGCGTGTATGACAACGCCAAGACCATCTGTGAGAAGAACAATCAGACGGACCAGATTCTGAAGACGTTCCAGAATTTGCTGACTCGTATCCCTACCTGGACAGAGGATGTTCTTACCACCGAGGTGAAGCGTATCACGGCTGCCTCCAAGTGCTCGTATCTAGAGGAGTTGCTTACTGGAGTCTTGATCACCTATCTCCGCGCGTTTGCCGCGGTCCAGTATCGCTCGACCAAGGACAGCATTGAGGTAGAGTTTGAGCGGCCGCCGCTGCCCAAGTTTATCCATGAGCTCTACAAGGAGGTTGCCCGTCGCTGCTGGGAGCACGCGTACCTATTCAGGACATTCGGGGTGACAACGGAGCAGCAGGCCCGTAACCGTAAGGAGATTGATGAGCTCCTGGATACCACGTTCGATGTTGTCCTGGATTCCTTCCTCCCTTGGCAGTCGATTGTGAATACTTACTTTTCCGCCCCTGAGAAATCCCAGACGGCTGAGGATGTCATTCAGCCGACCGAGACGGAGGTGAATCTACCTGCGACAGAACAGCAAGTGGCTGCACCCGGACCCGGACCCGAACCCGAGGTGAAGAAGGAGGTATCGTTCGGAGAAACCGAGGTTCGCGAGCATGATACGGATGATGAGGAGGACGATGTCCCGAAGATGAAGGTGTCGGAAGAGGATGTAACTCTCGATGTCCCAGAGGAGGAGAAGACCCCTGAGGAGAAGGAGGAGAAGGTGGATGTAGAGGCGAAGGACGGTGAGCTCGTTCTAAAGCTATAAACAAAGAGGGATAGAATACTCAAATGATTGATACAAGTGTTCTTGCAATCATAGTCGCTGTTGCCGTTATTGCTGTTATTGTCTATGCCGTTGAGCGTTACACGAAGCAGAAGCCTATTGAATGGACAGATGCGTCGAAGGTCGGACTTTTGTCCGGTGCGGGCGCGGGCGGGCTGGTGTTTGCGCTGGGTGGGGATGGTGAGTCTGTCGCTGCAACGGTTGCGTCTGCAACAGCTGCGGCACAGGATATGTTTGTCGGCAAGCCGTCATTTTAACGACGACGATGACGACGGGTGGAACGAGGCTTTCCTCCACGGCTGAATATACCTTTGACCTTGGAGAAGAGACTTGGAGCTGGTGATTTCGCAGCGTTACTCTTCTTTAACTCCGCCATAATGCGGTCATCGGCATCAGGGACATAAGGTACTTTTACAATATTCATCTCTGCAAGATATTTCACAAGTTGTGCGTCGGAACTCCAGTTTCTCATTGTACCAAAATCCATGATCGTGACCTCACCAGTCTTTGGATCCAACTGCAATATGATCTTATTGGGGCTCACATTATCCTCAACGTCCTCAGTGATTTCAATGAATGTGTATCTTTGCATTCTGTGGTCATCCAACCCCCGCATCGTGATTTTCACCTCTGGAGGTCCCCCCTTACGACCTTTACTCATCTCCTTGGACAGGCGTGCGTAGGTCCTCAGAAGACTGGGTAGACCCCCCATATCAAATCCAAAGGTGGCCATTATACTTAAGGTTCTATAAAAAGCACACTCTCACCCTGCGGGACCTTCTCCGTATAGAGATAGACAGATCCAAACTTGTCTATCTGCTTACGCGGAACCGCAGTGTCGCGACAATACTTGGCGATCGCCTTGTACAGATGGAACCCGCGGTACCGTTCGCTGAAATCGCCATTATTCGGATCACGGAACAGAATGGACTGTCCATCTGGTAGGAGCAGCCACGTCATGAACATCTTGAAGATCGGATCGCTCTCATACTCTGCACATGGTCCCTTCGGAAAACAATCCCAGAACATCGACGTGGCTAGACGCACCAGATCAAATGATGGATTTGGCTTGATTTCCGAGTACTTGGAGTTATAGAACGGCTCTACATTGTACTGCCCTCCCGCTTCCTCATCCTGTTGGAACTGATCTGACATGAAAAACTTGGACTCCCGCATCTTTGGAAGTTTTACCGAATACGTTGCCCGATCAAAGTCAATAATCTTAATCAGCTTTCCGAAGGTGGGTAGGCGGTACATCTTGCCCCCAGCATTGTAGTAGAAGTACTCGGCAGCCGTCGGCACATACATCACATTCATCACATGCAGATCGTTGTGACACAGACCGAATGTGCGCTGGGCAAACGCAAGCGCAAAGATAATCTGCCCGATCCACGCACACCGCTTGGGTGTCTCCGGGTTCTCGCGGAACAGCTGGTACAACGTCCCCGAGCACGCCTCCATGATCGTTACCTGTACCGGGCAATCCTTGAAAATCGCATGAGCGAACGGATCGGGATTCTCGGCTTCCTCTGTAAATCCGCCTCCATCATCCTCGTTGTGCTCATCATCCTCATCTTCGCCGTCAGTCGTTCCGCTGGAGCACGAGTGAATCTCAAAGATGTAGTCGGTTGAACAGCTAGACTCTCCATCTTCCGCTTCCTCCTCATTGTCGGCATCATACGCTTCGGACTCTTCGACGGCAGTACCCGGAGATGTAATTTCAACACTAGGAGCCTCGATATCTTGAATCCCGAGATCAATTGTCTCGGTTGTCTCCTGCAGCTCTAATACAGGGGCCTCAGAAGACTTGCGGAGACGGAGATCAAAGAAGTGACCAATATTGCTAGAGAACCATGGGCGATCACAGAGATCCTCATAGTCATCGGAAATATCAATAGAGTGGCGCTCCTCGATGCCCGAGAACACACCATACACCACCGGAAAATGCTGACATCCTGACTCGGACAGCACAAGGCAGGCGAGGGATCCTACGTAGGCAGCATTGTGTGCCGACTGGTGTGGAAGAGGAGTATCTACAATATCCTCCTTGTTTGGCAGACCCGTTGCGGCGAACTCTCCTCGCATCACGCGGTACGATGGGTACAGCATGGTCTTCTTCAGATGAATCTTGACTTCCTTCCCTCCCGAATAGATCGATGACTCGCCAACAATGGTCTGAATCGAGTTCTGCGTCTGAATGCCGTAGTGGTATGGCATTCGAACATTGTCGAGCTTGAATAGCTTCTCAATGGACGGAAAGAAAGGTTGGATGCGCCGAAGTCCCCAGTGTTTCTGCGCCTGCTCCTGAAGTCCCTGGATGTTTGTGCATCGATGGACTTCAAGTGGAATGTTGTTTGTCCTCAAATCGGGAGTCGGCTTGGGCATTATACTTTGCCTAGGAAACGGCGACTTATCTTTTTACGCTGTTCGGGGGTATAGGCTAGGGTGCCATCCAAGATAGACCCTGCGGCAGGAAAATAGAGGTCAAAGACATTCCCTAGAAGTCCCTTGAACACATATCTCAATTTGTGTGAAAGATCGTCCATAAAAATGAAGATGGTAAAGAAGAAGAAGAGACCGGATGTATAGGAATCAATGAAATGTTCCAGGCCACGGCGAACGGGAATGATGGGTGTGCTGGTATTGATGTAATGAACAAGCCAGAACGCAACGACAGAGACCAATACAACCTCAATAACTATATCGGCAATCTGGAACAACATTCCCTTGTGTTCCCATTCCCTTCCTTCATGATTTTCCGGATCATACACATCAAACGTGTAGTAAAAGATGAAGGAAAGAACTGCACCAGCGACAGCATAGATCAGTGAAAAGATTACGATATTTGCAGTTACCAAGAATGCATCTCCACGCCTGAGATGGACGGTGTGCATCCGATTGACGTACTGAACCATTGTTAGTTATACGTGAAAAAATAGAATATGCTCCCTTGGGTAATATGAACTTCAATATACGAAGGTTCAACATGGAAGTTATTAAAGAACGGTGTGCAATTGACTCACACAAATCTCCAATGATCCTCTTGATAGGTAAGAAAGATACTGGCAAATCGTTCTTGGTACGCGATATCCTCCATCATACCCAAGACTGCTATCCTATTGGAACCGTCATTTCTGGAACAGAGGTAGCCAACGAGTTCTTTCAGCATATGGTTCCTTCCAAACTCATTCATGACAAGTACAAACCTGAAATTGTCATAAACGTCGTTAAGCGTCAGCTGGCACTCAAGCAGCAGCGCAATCACACGAAATCCACAACGATGGATCCTCGGGCGTTCTTGATTCTGGATGACTGTCTTTTTGATGATACCTGGATCCGTCAGGAATCTACCCGTTACGTGTTCATGAACGGTCGTCACGTGGATTTGACGACGATGATTACCATGCAGTACCCTC